CCAAAAGTTTAAACAAGCAGGTAATTGGTGCGTTAGGATTACCTAGTATAACAGATTCGCTTAACAGAATCTGTCGGCCAGGAAGCTTGATGCCTGGCACTTGGGGGATTAGCTCATCAGGCTAGAGCGTATGCTTAAAGCATAAGGTACAGGGTTCGAATCCCTGATTCTCCACATAATCGCGGGGTAGAGCAGTGGTAGCTCACTTGGCCCATAACCAAGAGGTCGAAGGTTCGAATCCTTCTCCCGCAACTATTGAACCAACGTATCTTAGTATCATATGGTAATACATAACAGTATAGTTACTGTTTACGATATTGAAGTATTTCCAAATTGTTTTCATTGTTGTTGTAAGGATAGTGAAAGTTCTGACATATATAAGTTTGAAATATCCAAACGGAAGAATCAGCTAACAGAGTTAGTTGATTTTTTCTATTATAAGAACAACAACAGAATGTTCTGTGGGTATAACAACAAACACTACGATGATGTAATTATAAACTACATCATCGATTTTTATTATAAGATGTACCAGATGTCTTATATAGAAATATGTCAGTCTTTGTTTAACCTGTCTTCTACGATAGTGAACGACAAAGAGGAAGATAAACCACGATATCGTAAATGGAAATACGCAAACTATTTCGAATCTATGGATTTGTTAACTTTGCAATTCAGTAGCAAACTACGGGTTGGTCTCAAAGAAATGCAAATAACCATGCATTATCGTAATGTACAAGAATACGATGGTGATTTCTCATCTTATATTCCTGAAGATAAGATAGAAGATATGATTGGTTATAATGTTAACGACGTAGAATCAACATTAGAGTTATTAAATAGACTCGATTATTATGGCAAAAACCCAGAAAAAAGTGCCATAGAACTTCGAAAATTCATAGAAGAAGAATACGGAATTAACGCTTATTCTATGGATAGTGTTAAGTTCGGAGAAACATTGCTGGCAAAGAAATATTGCGAGCTTACAGGCATATCTAAGAAAGAATTAGAACAAATGCGTTCTCCTATGGATTACATACCATTAAAAGATGTAATTCTTCCGTTTATAAAATATAAAAATCCAAAACTTCAGGAAGTTCTTGAGGACATGAAAAGGCAAATAGTGTACTCAAAAGAACGAAAAGGCTACGAGAAGCAGTTCGTGCTCTCGAATATAACGCTATCTGTAGGTGTAGGCGGAATACATTCCATCAACACTCCCAGAATCTACGTTCCTGGTGAGAATGAATACATAGGACATGCGGATGTTGCAAGTATGTATCCGAGTTTTATAGTCCAATATAAATGGATTCCTCGTCACTTAGGAGAAGAATTTTGGCAGGTTTACTCTGGTATATATCATGAGAGGATAGAAGCCAAACATAGCGGTCAGAAGCTTAAGAGTGATGCCTTGAAATTAACTCTTAACTCTGTCACAGGAAAAATGCAACAAGAGACAAGTTGGATGTACGATCCATTCTCAGTATTCAAGATTCGTATAAACGGTCAATTGGTACTTTTAATGCTCGTAGATCGCTTATTAGCCTTGGGGTGTGAGATTATCCAGGTTAATACAGATGGTGTGATGTATGTCGCTAAAAAAGACGTCTATGATGCTATTGGAGAAGCTATCAAAGAGGTTGAAGATATTACACGCTTGTCTTTTGAAACAGATCGTTATGAAGCATTTTATCAGTATGCAGTCAATGACTATTTTGGTGTTATTGACGGGTGGTCTAAATCTCATGACCCAAAACTGATAGAAAGAAAGGGTATGTTTATTACAGAAAACCGTCTTGGGAAAGGTATGGCACCAGTTATCATTCCTAAAGCTGTGATAAACTACTTTCTTACAAAAGAACCCGTAACTGACTATATAAAACGTCAGACTGACATACGCGATTTCTTGATGACTCAGCGCGTAGATAAGAAGTTTAAGGTATACTGGGGTGAAACTCAGGTACAGCGTATCAGTCGATGGTACGCAAGCATCAACGGACCTTTTATTTACAAAGGCGCAGAACAAGAACGCGACCACATGCTCAAGGATTCAGGAGTTACAATTCTGAACACCCTTGATGATACTCCGATAGAAAATCGAAAGATTAACTATCGCTACTATATCAGTGAAGCTAAAAAGGTTATCGTTAACTTCACTGAACAACAACTAGAATTATTTTAATAACCAACTTGTTTATCAAAGTATATAAGAGATGATTATTGAATTAGATACCAAACTCTTGGATATTCCAGGAGTAACAACTATAAATCAGTTAGTATTCTTAAGTATGGTATTGGATAAGAATCAAATAGTTAATCAAGACGTCCACCGGTTAGTCAGCCTTATCAGTGACGACGACATATCATACTTAATTCAACAGAATCTTATCAGCTCGATAGAGAGAGATGATTTTATCACTTATATTCCTACAGAGAAGCTTAAAGATCTCATCAAACCTGATAGAGATTATTTCGATGTGTTTTATGAGAGATACCCAGTATACGTACTACGCCCAGATGGAGCTAAGGCTTATTTGAGAGCAAATGTCAATAAATGTAGACACATGTTCAACAACATATGTAGAAGAAGTTCAGCTACGGCAGAACATCTAATTAACTGTCTTGATTTTGAAATCTCTAAAAAGATGAAAGAAGGAAAGATTGGTTATATGAAAACCATGTGGCGTTGGCTTGTCGATCATCAATGGGAAGAGTCTGAAGAAGAGATGAAGGATAATGTAGTACCCGTAAACACTTATGGAACAGAACTTATCTAATATTAGGCCTATATCAGTTGTAGCTCAAGAAGCTATCAATTATATAGCTGGAAGACGAGACCATAACATCGTTTCGCTTAAGACTAGATGGGATAAACTCAATAAGCAGTGTATGGGTGGTATAGAACCTAATACAATCTACACTTTCGCTGGAATAAGTGGCACAGGAAAATCTTCACTGTGTAATACACTAACTACTGATATTATAGACCTTAATCCTGACCAACAAGTAGTTGTTCTTAATTTCTCATTAGAGATGGTTGGATTTAGGCAAGTTGGAAGAACAATTTCAAGTAAGCTAAGAAAAACAACTTCCACCTTGTATAGTTCGGAAACGGACCTGGATGACGAAACCTTCAGAAGAGTCATTGCAGTATCTAACCAGCTAAAGGAGTATCCCATTTACTTTGTAGATGACCCTGGTACTCCTATGCAAATAGAGCAAACTATAAGAAGCTTCTACGACCAATACGTTAAAGGTACTGGAAAACATTTCGTAATCACCTACGATCATACTTTGCTGACTAAACAAATTGGCAGTGTTATCGAAACTACGAGCGAACTTGAAAAAGTATTTATCAGAGTTAAAAAATTACCTTTGACAAGTATTATTCAGATAGCTCAAATGAATCGCGAAATAGAGAAGCCGGAAAGGATAAACAACCCCATGAGTCATTATCCCATGAGGAGCGATTTATCATCGTCAGACGCAATGTTTCAGGCAAGTGATTATGTCTTTGTTCTACATAGACCAGAGATATTAAACATTACTGAATATGGTCCAAATCGTTTACCTACTGCAAACAAAGTGTACATGCACTTGCTTAAAAATAGAGACGCAGGTAAACCGTGTATACTTGAATTCGAGAACGACCTGCAGTATAACAACTTGATTGAATGCTGATCTGACAAGTATTCATTTAAAAAATATAGGCTGAACATTATGAAACACTACACGATTAATATTAATAGCAATAAGAACACTGGTATTAACTTTCGTAACACCAACGCTTCTAAGAGTCTTGATGACCTTATTCTTTCTAATCTGAAGAAGATGAACCCGTATCTGAACACTATTAACAACAATAGTACTCTGGATGCGATGTTTGCTGACGCAGGTTTTGATACGGACGACCACATCATCATTTCTAATCGTAATTATAGTAGCCTCCTGAAGGATGACTTCGATACTGAGTTCATTAAGGCTGCTAAGTTCTTGCGCAATTATACTCCTAAGAAGAAGACTTTCTATACCATCAGCAATGATGATATTTACTTCTTCGAGGATGAGATTCAGATTGGTAACACTCTGATTCCCCTTTATAAGCTTGGCGATATTCGTTATTATGACGAGTTTACTCCCAAGACCAAGAACATCATCATTAACCTGTTTATCACCATTAAGGGATAATATATGCTTACATTACCTACACAACCGATTCCTGCAGTTTCTACAGATCCGTCATATTTAATATTATACGGATTACCTAAGTCGGGAAAGACTTCCTGTCTAGCTCAGTTACCAAACAATTTGATAATTGATCTTGAGGGAGGTACTAACTTTATTGATGCTCTTGCAATTCAAGCAAGAACTATCAACGATTTGGGAGAAATTGCAAGTGCCATACGTGCCAAGAACGCAGAGGTAGGACACAACTTTTATAAACGCATTACTATTGACAATGCTACTAGGCTTGAAGATATCTGCATGTCATACGCATGTACGTTGTACAGAAAAACCGAGCTTGGTAAGAATTGGAAAGGTGATGACGTTACTACACTAGCTCGTGGTGCTGGGTACAAGTATTTAAGAGACGCAGTAAAAAAGGTCATTGATATGTTCAAAGACCTTTGCGATGAATTCATTTTAGTAGGACATGTTAAAGATTCACTTACCGAAAAAGATGGACAAGAAGTCAACGCAAAAGAAATTGACCTTGTTGGGAAACTCGGAAAAATTGTATGTGGAATGGCAGATGCCGTTGGATACGTTTACCGAAAAGATAACGAAACCCATATATCATTTAAATCGGGAGGCGATGGCACTATTATGGAAGCAAGAGCCCGTCATATTGCGGGACGCGACATCATCATTGCCACTGGAAATGAAGATGGATCTATAACGACTTATTGGGATAGAATTTATAAAACCGTATAATTTATTTTTAAGGAACTATTATGTACAGTACAAAAACCGCAACAACAAACAATAATGAGTTTAACAGCTCATATATGCCTGTAGGTATTAACAATAACGTAACACTGAAAGAGGTAAATGTCAAGAGGACTGAACAAGGTCGTGATTTCCTTGAGATAGTCTTTGAGAATGCTGAAGGTCAGATAGCAACTATGACTGAGTGGAAGAACGAAAAGAACATGTGGATTAAGACAGATGAAGATCTGCAGCAACGGGATAATCAACAGTTCGGTCGTATTCTGCAGGTTATATACTGTTATTATCCGAAAGATCAGGTAAATTTTGAAGGTTCATCTTTTAGTGAGATGATAAACTGGGTTAAGCAGTCGCTCGATGCTGTTACTGAGAAAGACGCCTATCCTCTTCGTCTCAAAGTTGTTTACGACAAGAAGGGTTATACTAAGGTAAGCTCTCTTGGTGTTTTTGTTGAAACTATGGGTGTAGAAGAGTCTCAGATTAAGCTTTGGAAGAACGATCTTCTGGAGCGTCCTATTGTAGCAGATAAAGAACCTGTTACAGATCCGCTCGCTGGAAACAGTGCTCCGGTAACTGAGACTTCAACAGGTGCTGACGACCTGCCTTTTTGATGAAATATTAGAATTTAAAGTGAACGGCGTTCCATATTTTATGCATCATAAAGAATGGAAAACCCTTCACGATTTCTATAATCGTTATAAATTGTAACGGTCAGTGGTGCTGACAACCATTCAGAGTAAACTAATCCCAAGCCTGCCTTATTAGGTGAAAGGTGCAGGGTGACAGCGTCTCGAATTGAAATGATAAAGGTCAGTGGTGGAGGCTAACTTCCAGTTAGCCCCAATTGCGGTCTTAGTTCAGTTGGTAGAACGCTGGTCTCCAAAACCAGTAGTCGGGGGTTCGAATCCTTCAGATCGCGCAAATACAAATTTAA